ACCTCAGGTTTTATTGGCGGCGGGGCTGGTTGGTTAGCCATCGGAAGCGGTACAGGTAATGTATATTTCGAAAACGGTGTTATGGCTCCTGTAGGAAATGTGGGCGGCGCTTCTAGTAACGGTGTGGTTAGTTTAGGCAAAACTACAAGACGCTTCAAAGACCTATACCTATCAACGAATATTTATCAAGGCGCAACAACCCCAAGTTCCTCTGCCGCAGGCGTAACAACTGAAGCGGTAGGTCGAGCTAAATATTCAAGAGGAAGCGGCACTGGTGGGTTTGGCCATTTATCATTTATAAACGGCAATGGCGCTGTAGGCTCAGTTACAACGTCTGGTTCTGCTACATCCTACAACACCTCATCAGACTACCGCCTAAAAGAAAACGTAGTCCCAATGACAGGCTCTATAGACCGCGTTAAGGCACTCAAGCCTAGCCGTTTCAACTTCATTGCAGACGCAGACAATACCGTAGATGGCTTCCTAGCACACGAAGCACAAGCAGTAGTTCCTGAAAGTGTCACAGGCACTAAAGACGCAATGCGTGACGAAGAGTACGAAGTCACTGCGGCTGTCTACGAAGACGTAACAACTCCTGCTGTTGAAGCTGTTGAGGGTGTTAAGGCCATAGAAGCTGTTGAAGCAGTAGACGCTGTTTATGATGACGAGGGTGTCATTGTTAGTGAGGCTGTTGAAGCAGTAGAGGCTGTCGAGGGTGTTGAAGCTGTAGAAGCTGTAGCAGAAACCACTGAGTCCGTCCTAGTCACCGAAGCCGTCATGGGTACACGTAGCGTCCCAGACATGCAGGGTATCGACCAAGCTAAACTTGTTCCATTGCTGACTGCGGCACTGCAAGAAGCTATCACTAAAATTGAATCACTAGAAGCGCGTCTTAGCGCACTGGAGGAATAATGGAGTATTTAGTAGAGCTATATGTACTTGCAACAAGCCTAGTCAGCGTGGCTAGTATTGTCTGCAACTACACAGACACGCCCAAGGACGATGCGTTTGTAGCTAAGGCGTACAAGTTACTTGAGCAGTTTGCATTCTTAGGTGGAAAGGCCAAGCAATGAGTGAAGTAAAAATACAATCTATTCTTCCAGTGGCCGCGGCTGTTGTTGCAATGGCTGTTGCGTGGGGAGTGCTTCAAGCAAACACTGCATTTGCATCTGATGAACGAGAAAGAATTGCCGCGATTGCAAAAGAATCTTTGGAAAAAGCTCAAGAAAATGGACAGGCTCAAGCGGTTACTGAGGCAAAGTTATCCGCTATTGTGGCAAGTTTGGAGCGGTCTGAGCAGACGGCTCAACAAACGAACGAGCAAATTCAGGCTCTTGTCCAAGCGTTGTTAGCTAAGTAATGAAGCTAGTAGTGGCGTTAGTATTCTTATTCAATGGTCAGATAGACCATGAGAAGACTATGTACTTTAAAGAGTTAAATGCTTGTAGATACTACGCACAAAACTTCAACAAAAAACGAAGTCACTATGAGCCTACTGAATGCGTTTGCAAACTAGCGTGGGTCGATAGGAAGACAAAGGTACTAAAGTGAATACGCTAGTGTTTGTGCTTATGCTAGAGACACTTGTTGACGGCTATGTCGAAGACGTTCAAGAGTTTGGATTCTTTGAAAACATCGATCATTGCACGTATTTCGGAAGGTCAATTACTAGGCAAGGGACTTCAAAGTATGCGTCTAGATTAGACTACCCAGTGCCATATAGAGCCTATTGCATCCCGAAGTATGTAGATTCAGAAACAACAATAATCTTTAAGAGATAGATATGAGCGAAGATTTTAAAGACCCCAATGTCATTGCGGGGCTTGTCCTTGCAATTATTTTATTGATAGCCACTTTTACTATACTAATCATTGAGCGTTTTTAGGTACAATACAAACTCACTAACTAAGGAGATTTGACATGGGCGAGAAAAAAACAACTCCCATATCGATCAACGATAAAGAATATCTGTTTGAAGACCTAACGCCAGAACAACAAGCAATGGTAAATCATGTTGCTGATCTAGATCGTAAAATATCAAGCACTCAATTTAACCTTGACCAACTCAGTGTAGGCCGTCAAGCGTTTATGAATATGTTGACCCAACAGCTAGAAGTTGATGAAGCCGTGGAAGAAATAAACTAATGGCTACCGTCAAAGAGGCGCTTTTAAAGTTGGAGGCTCACGAGCGTGAATGCGCTGTGCGGATGAAAAACATTGAGAAGCGCCTTGATGACGGCTCAGAAAGATTTAAAAAGTCTGAAATGATGCTTTGGGGAATGTACCCCCTTATCATTGGCCTGTTCTTAATTGAAAGGTTAGCATAATGTTAGAATCTTTGATTGCCCCTGTCACTGGATTACTGGAGCGTTTTATACCTGATGCCGACACTAAACAAAAACTCGCGCATGAGATTGCAACGCTCTCAGACCGCTACGCGCAGGAACTCGCAGTCGCTCAGATTAAGCTCAACACCGAAGAAGCCAAAGGAAACTGGTTTCAAAGTTCTTGGCGACCCGCAACAGGATGGATCTGCGTTATGTCCCTTGGTGTCAACTACTTAGTATCCCCGATAGCCGCAGGTTTTGGCGTAGAGATACCGCAAGCAGACGGTGGTACACTAATGCCTATATTAATGGGACTCTTAGGGATTGGCGGCATGAGATCATTTGAGAAGACCAAACAAATACAAGGTAAATAATCATGGCTAAATCACCCAAAAAAGAAGAAGCACCAAAGACTTATTTTAAGCCTAAAGAATTACAGTGCAAATGTGGCTGTGGAACTAATGAGTTTAATGCTGAATTTTTAGTTAAGCTAAATGCTATTCGAGAAGAGTGCGGTTTTAGTTTTCCCTTGTCCTCTGCTTATAGATGCCCTCAACACCCCATAGAAGCGCGTAAAGAAGTCGTAGGAGCGCATTCGCATGGCAAGGCTTGTGATGTGCTATGTAATGGAGAAAAGGCGTTAGAAGTTATTAGAGTGGCCTTAAAGCATGGTGTAGCTAGAATAGGTGTACAGCAGAAAGGTGGTGGTCGGTTCATTCATTTAGATGATTGCACAGAAGAAGAGGGTTTCCCCTCCCCCGCTATCTGGTCATATTAGCTAATCAAATCTATTAGCGTAACACCTAGAACGCTTGCTAGTGCTTGCATGGTGTGCAGTTTCATATTCTGATTTCTGCGCCACCTAATTACTTGTTGTGGTGATGTTTCTGCTAGTCGGGCGAATTCAGCATTAGACAAACCTTGCTCTTGTTGAGCGGCACGAATGCATTTTCCTGCGTCAATTAATTCCATCGTTTTAGTCCTTGTGATATATTGTGTGGGTCAGTTTCCCCGACTGACAAATCCTATGGTTTTCCCCCCTCGAAAGGGGGGGGTTTTTAGAACGGTATGTCTTCATCAAAACTATCTGATTGCGGTGCTTGCTGTTGAGGCGCAGACTGTTGCGGTGCTTGTTGTCCGTCCGTATAAAATACTTTTACATTACCCAGAATAGGCGTTTGCACTTTCGCTTCCCGCTCTTCTTTGTCTACGCTTTGACTAATAAAGCCATGATTCTCATATTGATCTGCCACTTCCGTATCAATAAAAGTTGTTAGGTCTAGGTAAGTCCCTTTCGCCCCTTTGTATAACCGTGACTTATCAATCTTGGTCACATCAATTCTTACAGATATTCCTACTTTCATTTTAATTTCTCCATTTGGTTTTTTATTTCAATGACAGCGGCTTCTACTTCAACCGCCAGTTTGTGTATAAACTCTTCATTACGTTCTACCCTCACAAGTACATGGGGCATTTCAGGGTGATAGGCGAACGCATCCCACCACTGGCTATCGGTAATCCAAAGGCAACCTTGTATCTGTTGGTAATAAGCCTTAACCAACGCTTGAGGGTCGCGTAAATACTTAACCATCGTTGTTGCGGCAGGACATTTAATCTCTAGCCCACCATCAGTCTCTACGAGGCCATCGGGTGAACAGCCAAACTCTTTACTATCATCCAGAATAAATCCATATTCTGTAACAGGCTTACCAGTAATAAACTCGTATGCTTCCCGCGCTTCTGGCTCTAGCTCAGTACCTCTTGCCATGTGGTCGTTGACATAAAACGGCTCAGATTTCCCTGTTAGACGTTCCGCTATTAATTGATTGATATACCCATCGGCAGAGCTAGACGGCTTGCCAGTAGCAGTAATTAGCTTTCCAAAGTTACTTGCGGATGGCTTGCCCATTCTAGCGCCAAACCATTCCTCAGTGCCTTGTTCGTGATTTAGGATAATCATTATTCTTCCATCTCTTTTCTTTTGGCTAATTTGATTGCAGAATAAGGATTGCGAGATTGTTTATAATCATCTCGTGAAGCCCTATAACTTAATAACTTTTTACTTTTTTTGCTCTTATTTTTATTGCCTTTTCCTTTGCTATTTTGCATTAATTATTTCCCCGCTATTTTTTTGCCTACAGCGGCAAGTTGATCGTCAGTCATAGGCTTTTTCTTGGCCTCCAAAGCGGCAACAATGCGATCATATTTGCTTGCTAAGATTTCGCTAATTGATTTAACCTTTACCCATTCTAAGAACGCAGTTTGATCTACCTTAGTTTCATCAAGTAATTTCTTGATGGAGATTACCTGATCTTCATTAACTTTCTTCTTATCGTCCCCGCGCAACATTGCCGACTCAGCATCATCATCCGCTGTTGGTATTCCCGCGATTGATTGCAAAGCGTACCGTCTTGCGTACGTTATTGCAGAGCCAGATGCTTGCGGGTCTTTCTTAACCGTTGGTAAGGTGTATTCCATCTCTAGCCACTGACCAGAAACGTGCATCAACCTAGTAGATACCCCAACCCCATGTTCGTTGCTAACTGGGAACTGGGTGTAGCTTAATCCGTTATCAGCAAACGGCTGTTTAATCGCCTTAATAACAGAAGTAAGATCGGCATAGCTTGATTTAAAGAAAGGGTTAGATGAATCCTTAACAGCACCCCCCATTTGGCCTTGTGCATTACATAGCGCATTAGCCAGTTCATTTATTAACTCACTTGATTTCATTGTTGACCTCCTACAGTCTGTTCTTTTGCATACTGCTCACCATAGCCATCTTCATAAGCAGTAGATTGATTTACTAATGCGGGGTAGCCAAGTACGCAATCAAGCTCTCCGCGTTCTTTATCACTTAAATCATTGATGCTCATAAGCCCATTATCTCGTTAAGAGAAGCCGTCACATCTGCATAAGTTTTGTATTGGCCTAGATGTCTAAAACCATCTTGAACCCACCACTCGGAATTAGTTAAATTGTAAGAAACGGTAAACCTGTTAAAAAGCATATGCATGTTCATTTTGTTATTCCTTTTATTGATTGAGGTTACATTATAGTTCATATAAGAAATAGAATACAGTTATGCTTATATCGTTTTGTTATATGCTTATAACTAAATATAAGGTGTACTGTTTTGTTCATTGAGTTATCATCGATTGGCAGTTCGGGCTACAGGCTGACAGTTCCTTAGATTAAATGTCAGAGACAGGGTTGACCCTCCCTACATGGCCTCACAGTTAAATCGGTTTTTATCTGTGAATAGTTTGGATACACGATACGAATTGTTACTAACCGCGAAGCTGTTTATCCCTTCGATCTTAAATTTACTATCCGTAGTAAAAGGGTTATAACATCTATTAAAAAGTTTCATTAAGTAAACAAAGAAAACAATAAGAAACATAATTAAAAAAATAACTATTAAATAATCGGGCGAGGCTTGCCGAGCCATAGGAGATACAAAATGAGTATTTATCACAAAGATGTTTGTCACTTAATAGGAATGACTGAACAAGAATGTATGAGTTGGACGCACACATTCACCCCCGCCCATAAAATGTTTATATCTGAAGACGGGTATTTAGGTTGTATTTATACTGATGGTGATGATGGATTAATGTTATTTAGCACTGATTGCGAATGCTTTGAAGATGAAGGTGTTAGTGTACAAATCAGCGGTAATTACTGCAATATTGATTTTGCATCAATGCATGAAATACATACAAAGCTATCTGGTTGGGAAGATTAAATCAAAACTATAGGGGAAGCAAAATGATTGCAATGAGAGAAACATCTATTGATCGCTCACATGAACAAAGACTTTTGGTAGCAATGGCTAGACGATTAAAGTGTCAATATAAACAATCACCTAACTTAAAAAAGTATAGGCTAGACGGTTGGTTTCATGACGGTAAGGAACCCGACAGTCGCGGTAACATGATTGGTTGGGCTGAATGCAAATGGTATGGGGACGGTAAAAAAGCATTTTGTGCATTAAATGTTCCTAAATATATGGAAATGGTTCATTTGAGTCAAACCACAATGCTACCTTCTTATTTTATATTTAGAGAAGAAAAACGGGTTGGTTATATTGTTGTCCATGACGGCATAATGCATAGGGCAAAGTTTAAAGTAGTGCAAACAGGTGGGACGGCTAAAGGAAGAACCCCAAACCCAGACGACATTGAACCTTTAATTATGTTTGAAAAACAAGAAATTCAATGGGCTATATAAACGCAAAGGTTTACAGTCAATATTATATAAACTAGAATGTAACCTTAATCAAAAAAGGGTATTAAAATGCAATTAGTAACTGGCGACACATATCAAACCGTAGAAAGCGATGTTATAGCATGGCAACGCGCCTACCCCGCAGTTAATGTCCACCAAGAATTAGCCGCAATGGAATCTTGGCTTGACGCTAATCCATCTAGACGCAAAACCAAGGGCGGTATTAAACGCTTTATTAACTCTTGGTTATCACGCGCACAGAATCAAGGTGGCTCACCAATGGCTAAGAGCTACAAAAAACCCGATAGCTTGCGTTCTAAGACGATAGAGATGCAGATGGGTGATGTTAGTTGGTTGCAGGGTGAAGAGCTTGAAATGATGAAGAGCTATTATCTGGTTAATCTTGGCTACTATTATGACGGTCAATTAAAAAACGCGCAGGGGGTGATTAATGGATAAGGAAATACAAGCCCTTTGGGATAAGACCATGATCGTAAATTATGGTTATAGGCGCAAAATGGGTTATGTAGTATGGAAGTTTATGAGCAAATGCCGTCCTGATCTAATTGATGAAAATAACCACATAACAAAAGAAGGTTATGATTATTTTGATAGCCTTGAATTAAGGCGTTGCAGAGATAGGGCATGGAATGGAGATTTAAGATTTCAAAAATACAAACAAACCGTAGATGATTTTATTGGTTCCCATTGTCTACCCCTCCTGTTGGCGTTGGCTGATCGAAAACTTGACAACATGGATGTGTTGAAAAACATAAGACTTTATACATGGATTAGGCACAATCACAAAACAAGAGCAAAAAACAACTACCAACACATGAAAAAAGGGTTGCAAGTATATCGCGATGAAAATGGTGGTGAAAAAGGCGTAAGGATGCAAATAAACGTCAAGTCTAGGGATAAAAGAACAGATTGGGGAACGGTAAAATGAGCAGTCCAACCATAGCTAAAAAGATTACTTATATTGGCGATCATCCACGGCTAGTTGATGGCGGCCAATACACTGTAAAAGAATTAACTTTAATCACTGGAATGACTGACAACCTTTTGAGATATCGTTTAAATGATTCTAATACTTGTACTGATTACGAACTTCGCAAGTCTGGGGAAGTCAAGACAAACAGGCAAGCAAAGAAGCCGCATACATTCACAACGTCCCAAAAGTGGCTATCTAGGGCAATAATATGAGTCAGGGCGATAACAACAAGATCAACAACCTCGCCCATGCTGAGAAGCAAATACCATATATTGTAAAGCGAATTAAGGAGTGGGACTATTCAGCTCCGCTTTGCTTTAAATTAACGCCTTATAAAAACCCTAGAACCACAAGCCAAAACGCATTGTTCCATGCGTGGTGCGGCCAAATGTCTGATTTGTTTATCACAAAAAACCCAACTTGCACTCTTGAGAATATGAAATTGATGCTCAAACATCGCTTTTTAGGTGTCGAAACTGTTAAGATTGGAAAGGAATATCAGGTAGACCATCAAGTCCGCAAAACTTCAGAGTTGGATGTAGGAGAAATGGTTCATTTTATGGATGAAGTTTATCATTGGGCAATAGAGCACAAAGTCCCTTTGTTAATACCTAGAGAAAGCGAGTACCAAAAACTAAAAACCAAGCAGGTGACATGATGTTTAATCAAAAGGTTGACCCACGGATTTTAAAAGAGTTTGCAGAAAGCGACAGACAGCACGAAATAATTGACGCAGTAATTGCCGAAGGTTCTGCGAGTAAAGCGGCAAAGGTGCTAGGCATTAATCGACGTTCAGTGGATAAGACCGTAACACGACTGGAAGGAAAAGCCGCCAGTAAAGGTGTTGCACCGCATAGGGATTTAACCCACCAGACAGCCGCAGGATTTGAAACTAAGCGAGTGTCTACCGCCTACAAAGAAGATGGGTCTGTTGCTTTACAATGGCACATCCAAGAGCCGCAAAAGCAGAGTTTAAAAGAGCGTTTAGGCTTAATGATTGATGGTATCAAAGATGATTTAAGCGGCTTTAAAACAGCAGTAAAAGCTCCAGAAAAGGTAAACTCTGACTACCTTGCCATGTATGTTCTGGGCGACCACCATTTCGGGATGCTTGCCGACAGCGAGACTAAATTTGATGACGAAGATTGGGATGTTAAAATCGCTAGTCAGGTTCTTTTAGATTCAACGGAGCGGCTTGCTAACAGGGTAGGAGATGCAGAGGTAGGGGTTTTGCTGAATGTTGGTGACTTTTTCCATGCTGACTCCAGTAAAAACGAAACCACAGCAGGAACTAGGGTAGATGTTGATACCCGAATTGGAAAGACATTTAAGTTAGGTGGTCGGCTGTTTCAGATACTTATAGATAAGATGCTTAAAACCCATAAAAGGGTGATAGTAATTAACGTCAGGGGCAACCACGACAGCGATATGGCGTGTCACTTGTCTAGCTGTTTAGAGCTTCTGTATGACAAAGAGCCAAGGGTTGAAGTGTTACCAAACTACTCGAAGTTCATTCACCTGCAATGGCACAACAATCTTTTCGTTTTCCATCATGGAGATAGAATAAAACATGAGCAAATTCTACAGACTGTGATAAAGAATCTAGACAACGAGTGGAGTCAAAGCAAGAATCGATATTGCCACCTTGGACATATTCACCACCACACAGCAAGAGAAGTCGGGTCAATGCATTTTGAGCATTTTGGATCGCTTACTTCCACAGACCAGTGGCACTCAGATTCGGGCTACGGAGCAGAACGATCAATGACGGCAATCGTATACCACAAAGATAGCGGTGAAGATTCGCGGGTTAAAATCAAGGTGAGTCAGTGAGCAATGTTATCGACCTACCCACTCGCGCAAGCACTATCAAAAAGCTGTTCTGTGATTGCGGCCACACTCTCGAATACTGGTTGGGCGATGATAATTGCGCTTATGGGATTTGCCCTGTTTGCGATGTGGAAAACGCACACGAAATAATTTTAAAAGGAGAAGGGGAATGGACGCATTAAATATACAGATTGGCGGGGATCATTACGCCAAGAAAAAGCATCAACCCATAGAATACATCATGGGAAACGAACTGGGCTTTTGTGAGGGGTCAATTGTTAAATACATTACTAGGTGGCGTGAGAAGGGTGGCGTTGAAGACCTGCGTAAAATAAAGCACTACTGCGATTTCTTAATACAGAAGGAACTAGAAAATGGCGACTCGTAAGAAGTCAACGGTTGCCCAAGAAGTAGAGAAAGCGGCCAAGCTCCTACAACGTTATGTAAGGCTAAAGGCATCTGATGATGATGGGTATTGTCATTGTGTTACTTGCGGCAAGCTAGATCACTATACTGCAATGCAGGGAGGCCATTTTTACAGTAGACGGCACACTGTGTTTAAGCTGTTTGAGGAGAACATTTCGGTACAGTGTCCCGCTTGTAACCAATGGGGTATGAAAACCACCAAGATTCAGGAAGCCTATCGTATTTATATGGAAGATATGTATGGAGCAAGACGCATTAGGGCAATGCAAAAACTAGCTTGGAGGGCTTCACCTAAGTTTAATCGAGATGAGGTAATCCAGTTTCAGCGGGAACTCAAAGAAAAGATTGGTCAAGAACTGTACAGAATAGGCGATATGTAAACTATTTTGTTAGGAGGGGTTTACATCTCTGTTAATAAGGATTAAGATTACATCTCAATAAATCAAAAAAGGGTATCAAAATGAACAAATATTCTATGAGTTACAGTCAGATCAATCAAACATCCGATGCAAAACGTGAAAACCGCCTTGGCCTTGCCTTAGCAGTAGTGGCTTTTACCTTGTATTGCGTAGCATCCAACATGGCGTTTAATGACTGTATTAATCTGGGGGTGTGCTAATGAAACATTCTGAAACTGAATTTAAACAATGGTTGTCTGATAATCTCCCAACATACGCTCGCGATTACCGACATTTTGACGGCAATATTATTGAATTTTCAGATGAGCATAAAGATGAGATTTGCTATGCTTTTCTTAAATGTTTTCCTTCTTGGTGGGATGATGTTTTGCCGCCTTGTTTGATAAAGCCAGAAGTTTTCCTGCATTATCTCTACGAGGAAACGGAAGACGAAGACCTGTCTTGTATAATTCGCGGGGACATTTACCTTTTATTAGAACTTCATTTAAGCGACCTTGTTGGTGAGGTTTACAACGAAGTCTTTAACATTAAACCAGAGCCTTTCGCGGGCTATGAGAGAGGGCAATAAGATGATTGAAGTATTGGGAACGATTACAGCAACATTTATTCTAGCCATTCTAATGCGGGGTTCATATTTAATGGTGAGGGACGCACAAGACAGATACAATGAGAGAAACAAATAGACCGAGGTTCCCCGACCTTTTGAGCAAGCCTTGTCCACTTGTGGTCGCAACGGACTATTACTTTTTGATATAAAGCCCATCCATAATCATCATTATTAATTATATATACTAGAATATACAATGCCGCTCCATTCATTCAAAGAGAGGCAGTCGTGATCCTTTACATGCTTATATTCGTAGTATTATCGCTTTGTGCGGTAGCCAAAGAAGACCTATAGTTTACATTTCCATTAATCAGTAAAATCACTTACAATACAGTCACCGAACGTTTTATGGTGACTGTATGAATGATTTTAATATTACAAAGCGGGTTGATAAATGCTATGAAAATGGCTTTGATAACCTGCTTGATATGTTCAATGGCATTATGCTTTCGATCATTGAAACCGAAGTGCCGCAATACCAAGTAAAAGCAGAGCTGATCCACTGGTGTCATCATGTAGACAATAGCCTTGATGCGCTAAAGGAACATAGGGTAACATCAACACAATTAACAGCCGATAATCTTCTAGCTCAGACCAGTGAAGTGTTCGGAACAGAGGTCTAATGAGCGGGCGACCAAAGTGGATACCCACAGAAGAGATTTGCGATACAGCCAGAGAGATGGCTTCTCGCGGTCTCACAGTGTCACAAATAGCTGATTGTTTAGGTGTCAGTGAACGAACTATCTATGAGCGGCAAATAGAATACCCGCATTTTATGCAGTCTATAAAAGAGGGCCGCAGTGAAGGAATCAATCAGGTCACTAACGCTCTTTTCGAGAAAGCTATTGAAGGCGACAACACTTGCATGATCTTTTATCTCAAGAGTAGAGACCGTGAGAGCTGGGGCGACCAGTACATAGAGCCAATAAAAGAGATACCCCCGATACAAATCACGATAGATTCTAGTGCAATTAACTAAGCCTCAGTCTCTGATCTACATGAGTCAGGCTAGATTTGTCGCTTGTGTTGCGGGCAGAAGATTCGGCAAAACCTTCACATCTGTAGCGTCTTTAGTCAGGGCGGCTGTAAAAGCCCCTAATCAGAACGTCTGGTATGTAGCCCCTACGTATGGAGCGGCTAAAGAAATCTGTTGGACAATGCTAATTAATGCTATTCCTGCTGAGTACATTGCTAAGACCAACGAAACATCTCTAACCATTCGATTAATTAATGGCTCATACATTGCCCTTAAGGGGGCTGAAAAGCCTAACCTGTTGAGAGGCCGCGCTTTAAACCACGTTGTGCTAGATGAATTTAGTGAGATGAGGCCAGAGACTTGGTACGAAGTGTTAAGAGCTTCACTTTCTGACAGAAATGGGAGTTGTTTATTCATTGGGACTCCAAAGGGAAGGAATCATTTCTACGACTTGTGGGCTAAAGCAAAGGATGGTGCTGATGGTTGGGAGTCATTCCAATACACAACCCTTGATGGCGGCAACGTACCCCCAGAAGAAATAGAGTCGGCTAGAAACGACCTAGACGAGAGGACATTCAAACAAGAGTATGAAGCGGCATTCGTAACCTATGCAGGGCTAATCTATTACGGATTCAATCGGGAAGAGTCTGTATTGGCCTGTAGCGATGATAATGGTACACTGTTAGTCGGTATGGATTTCAACGTATCGCCCATGAGTGCTTGCATTGCTATACGTAAAGGCGGGAAGCTGTATATCTTTGACGAGATTTGCCTATTTGGGTCGAATACTGATGAAATGGTTGCGGAGATTAGAAACCGTTACCCACGACGCAATGTTATTGTGTTTCCAGACCCTGCATCCAGACAGCGCAAAAGTAGCGCAGGTGGTCGGACAGATTTGTCGATCCTAACTAACGCGGGTTTTAGCGTTAAGTGCAAGAGCAGTCACGCTTTAATTCGTGATAGAATTAACGCTGTGAATAGTCGGTTACTGTCTAGTGATGGTGAGCGGCATTTGTTTGTCAGCCCAAAATGCAAGCAAACAATTAAGAGCTTAGAACGACATACCTACAAGGAAGGAACGAGCATTCCAAACAAAGACGATGGTTACGATCATATGAATGACGCGCTTGGTTATCTTGTTGAATACCTATTTCCTGTCCGCACTGACTACGCTACGCCACAACCACAAAGGTGGACTTGATGAGATTGAACGCAGATACAACACACCCTGATTATGACAAATACGAAAGCCGATGGGAGTTCTATGTTAGAAGCTACCTTGGTGGGGCAGACTACTTTGATGGGGCGTACTTGACGCGTTACATATCTGAGACCAGTGATGACTATGACCGCAGATTAGACCTTACCCCTCTAGATAACCATGCAAAATCAATAGTGCATATTTACTCTAGCTTCCTATGGCGCGTACCCCCGACTAGATCGTATAACAGTTTGGCTGATAACGTAGCTCTACAGCCTTTCTTAAAAGACTGTGACCTAGAAGGTCGTAGCTTTAATGCGTTTATGCGTGAGTGTCAGATATGGGCGAGCGTCTATGGTCATGTCTGGGTCATGGTTGACAAGCCTAAGTCCACAGCAGGAACAAAGGCCGAAGAACTACAACAAGATATCCGACCTTATGTCACTATGTTCACTCCAGAGAATGTTCTGGATTGGAATTGGGTTAGAACCCCTAGCGGCCGTTTTGAGCTTGATTACCTGAAGGTTAGGGAAAGCGTCATACGTGTTGATGAAACGACTACAGAGACGTATTACAGGGTCTGGTACAAGGACAGAGTTGAGCTATGGCATTCAGTCAATGATCTAGACAAACAAGTCGAGGTTGATGATAATGTGCTTGGTCGTATCCCTGCTGTATTTTTACCTGCTAACCGCAGTATAACAAGAGGCATTGGGCTTAGTGACATATCTGATGCCGCGTATATGCAAAGGGCTATCTACCAAGAGCTATCAGAGATAGAACAGCTTATTCGGATCTCCAACCATCCCACGTTGGTCAAGTCGTTCGGCACAGACGCTTCAGCAGGAGCGGGTGCAATCATTAACCTGCCTGATGATATGGATGCTTCTTTAAAGCCTTACCAATTACAGCCTAGCGGTCAAAACCTAGACGCTGTTAGAGCCTCTATTCAAGACAAGATTCAAGCTATCAACCGTATGAGCCATATGGGTGCTGTTAGAGGCACTACAGCGGTAACTATGAGCGGTGTGGCTATGCAGACTGAGTTCCAGATGCTCAATAGTAAACTGGCTGAGAAGGCTGATTTGCTAGAGTTGGCTGAAGAGCAGATATGGTTGTTGTTCTGTGATTGGCAAGATGTCACCCCAGACGTAGAAATATATTACCCAGACGCGTTCGACCTTAGAGACTACGACAAAGAGCTAGTTTTCTTACAGCAGATGAGGGCGACAGGTGTTAAGTCTGCAACCCTTGCTATGGAGATTGACAAGAAGATCAGTGATCTAATTCTAGATGATGAGGCTCTGGCTAAAGCTCACGCAGAGATTGAAGAGAAAGCATCTGTCCTTGGCGACTTCTCTGATAAGACTCAGATATACAGCTACCACATTGACGCGGGTGTTGTTACTGCTAACGAGGTCAGAGAGAAGATCGGCCTTGATGACATTGAGGGTGGTGACGCTCTCATTGAGCCTAAAGAAGAATCCGCAGGTGATGGTAACGTAGGACAGTTCTAATGGCGGTTGATACTGACCAACTAAAGGATGTCATTGCTAGGGCTGAAGCACACCAAGCCAAGCTCGTTTTGGCGCTTGCAAAGCTAGAGAGAAGGATAGTTGATTACCTAGCCACAGCACCCCTTAAAGACGGCATCCTGTTCGATTTAGAATGGGCTATCCAAGCTAGATCGGAACTACGGAAACTGATCGAAGAAGAGTACCTAACAACCATTGATGGCTTTGTACGCGAATACAAGGCCGTTGCAGGTGAGGTTGCGACAATGCTTGCTACCTATGGGGACTTTGCAAAGCTCGACCCTAATGTGGTTGCTCAATTGCAGAATCTTAGCTTTAGAGGCTTTGAGAACTTAGGGCAAGAGTATCTGGATATCATTGCCAAGCAGGTGTATGAGAGTACCCTAACTGGTCAGACATTCGCTGTTGGTGTTGCAAGCATACAGCAAGCCGTTAGCGGTGACATGGCTAGGTACGCAAGCCAACAACTACACGATTCCCTTTTGCAGTTCGATAGGTCAATCAACACCCGAATAGCTCTGGATAGTGGTGCAACTAAGTTTACATACCGTGGCCCAGATGACAGCGCAACGAGAGAGTTTTGTGCTAGGCACGTAAACAAGACGTATACGATAGATGAGATCGAAGAGATATGGCAAGGCAGTTGGGGCGGTAAGATAGACTCCAATGCTTTTGTTTCAGCGGGCGGCTACAATTGCCGTCATAGATGGCGACCAGTAATAGAGGACTAGATTATGCCAAAAGGTAAAGGAACATACGGTAGTAAAGTAGGCCGACCCAAGAAGAAAAAACCAAAGAAGTAGCCCCCGAAGGGGCGGTTAGATTAAATTGTTTTTATTGAAACTTCGTATTGCATTTTTCCCAATCTTTCAGCTAATCCAAACGCTTTACTGCAAGTAAGAGATGGTGATTCTGTGTAACTGTCTACATCGGTACAACCAAATTCTGCCATTTCCAAACGCTCTTCGGCACTAGGTCTGTAAATTACTTGGTGATTTTTACGGTTGCCAGTGTGACCGTGACGTTTTGCATCTTGTGAAGTGTTTTTGCCTGTTCCTGCCATTTTATTTTCCCCTTGATTGAGATTACATTAAATACTATATGAACATAAATGTAAACACTTATGAGGTAAATAATTACGGTTTTTGTAAATTAATTTAATGTGCTACAATCCAGACTCACCAACACTCTTTAAGAGGCCGCGACATGA